TATACTCTATTACTTTCTTCAAATATACTATCAGCATTTTCTTTACAAAAGACTGACATGTTTATTGATATTCTACAATCGTTTTTTCTTCTAGGTAAAAGTGGTTTATGTTTCAAACTATTTTTCATTATTAACAAATCAAATTCATCAGGTACTATTTTGTTTCTTTCATTTAAATCAAAAGCAATACCTCTTTCTGTATCAGCTAACTTTAAATAAAAAACCCCATTGACTGTGCAAGTATCTAAATGATCATGCCAACTGTTTTCATATGTATCTTTGTCTATCAAACAACAAAAACATCTAGGTGTAGGATCTATAAAACTAATCTTTTTAAAAGTATCTTTACATTTTTTAAGAAACAATTGATATAGATTTACAAAATCATTATTAAGATCAATCTCATAATTATAACCCATACCCTCAAAAATTCTGTCTTTATAGTTTAAACAATGATCAACCATTTTATCTTTCTTTGTTTTAAAATCTTTTTTTAAATTATATCTTATAACATCACTCATCGTTTTTTCTAGATTTAAAATATGCCGGTAACCCTAACATAGGTCTAGAATCATATTGATTAATTTCAACTTTACTATTTGTTTTATTATTAAAATGATGAAACACTTGAACACACATATTGCCTTCAAAAGGTTCTCTCCAATGTTTAAGTTCACAACCTTTGTAAGCTAATATATCTCCAGGTTTTAACACAAACTTTTTATTGCTTACATAAATAGGCCAAAGATCTCCCCCTAAGTTTAGGGTAGTAGTAACCTCACATGCAGATCTATCTGTATGTTTTTTTAAGATGTCTCCTTTTTTATATACTCTTGCATAAGCATAAGTTTCAACTAATTTTAATTTAGTGACTTTTTCCAATGCAGGTTTTATGTAGTGAAACAGAGTTTCCATCGCTTGGTCTCCAAATATAGCGTATGTATTAGGAACTTGTGGATCTATATAATAACCATGATCGTTATTAAAAGGTGATATATACTGTGAATCTTTTAAAACTCTATAGTTAGCTTTCTTCATTTGCAGATATTTTGAACAAAACTCAGCAAGTAAAGGTGGTATTATATTTTTAACAACACAGTATTTATTTTTTTGAAAGCTCATGTTTGAAATATTTTTCTGGTAATGCAATTAAATTAAAATGAATAAATCTAAAAGGTTCTATTCCAGGGTCCACAATAAATTCGTGTGGTAGGTAAGAATTAAAAAACATAAAATCACCAGGTTTAGGTGCTATATGCCCTTGTGACATGGATGTTGTTTGTGGATCTTTAAAAGGTAGCTTGGTCATCATAGCTCCAGGTCTTGGATCATGAAACAGTGGATAAGACGTTCTATCACTACATCTTAAAAAATAAAAACCAGATATGTGAGCGTGATGAATATGAACTCTTTGATGTCCTCCACCATTTTTACCAAACTCTTGTACCCACAATTCGTTAAAATCTACTCTATGTTTTGACATATCATAACCTTGAGATTCTAATATGTTATAAGATGTTTGACCTACGAAGTTACCAAAGTCTACCATCTTAGGCTCGTTTACTAAAGAAACCGAAGGATGACTTAAACCAAAATCTCCAATTTTCTTTTTATATAATTTTTCTCTTTGTTTAATATTTGGCTTACTTAATTTTTTTGCCTGCTTAATATATTTTTCTAAAGCTTTATCCAAGTATAAAAAAGTTGGTTCTTTAATAGTATATATAGCTGTTTCAAATAATTTATGTACTTTCATTTTTCTCCTTTATTTAAATGGATAACCCAAATGCCAAAATACAAGTGAGTATCTTACTCCTTTCGTAACTGGCTTTACTCTGTGCCACACATATGATGGAAATGTTACCACAGTTCCTTTTTTTTGCAACTCCTTACATTCTGTTACATGACTTGCAGATCCTTTATTTCTATCAGGATCTTTGTTTCTAAAATCAAATTCTAACTGTCCCCCTTCATATTCTGAAGAATCATTCAATGAAACAATAGAAGACATCTTTCTCATTTTACCATGAGCAGGGTGTCCTGGTTTATGATATACAGAAGGATTTTGAATACTATCACAATGCCATCCATAATATTTGCCTTTAGTATATTTGGTAAATTGAGCAGCCTCGCTATAATCCCAATCATAATTCCAACCAGCTTTTTCATTTGCTGCTTGAACAATTCCATTTATACCTTCATAAACCCACTGTTGTGAAAGCCATTTTACTGTAGTATCTCTCTTTTCTTTTTTCTGAGTTTTAAGTTTATAGTTCTTTATTTGTCTTTGACCAATAATCGCTTCAACATATCTTTGTTCTTTAGCTAGTCTAAATATGTCATCTATATAAGTTACAGGTAATGCATTTACATGCCAGTAGTAATAGTTATCAAGTAGCATCCTAATCCTTTATAGGATGTATATAAACTATTGATTATGGTTGTAAAGATTAAATATCAACCCAAGTAAGGTTGACCGCATCCCAATATTGACCTAGGCCATTTAACCATCTAACGTTATCTTCATCCCATTGAAAGATAGATAAAGCCATATAAGTGCTAGGTGGAGGATCGTATGGATCCGGCATATCATTATTGATTGTTAATGGTGGGGTTACTGGTGCATCCCACATAGTTACATTCTCACTTACGTTAGCAACAAATGAAGGATAAGGTTTTACTGCAGTAAACATTGAATTTGAATAACTCCAACCATCATCCACAGCATCTGCATGAATTGAACCAGGGTTAATTTCTACAAAATTATCTGTAGTATTACAACGAGCCTGACACCATTCTACTGGATTGCTTTGATCATCACTAACTAAAACTATCTTAGCGACTAAATCAGCTGAATTTATTTGTGCGTATCTTTTAGACATATTACGATAAACTTAATGTACCTGTTACGTTAAATGTAGCGTATGTACAGCTTCCTGTTGTAGCCGTAGTGTTGCATCCAGGTGCAACTGTTACTCTACAAGCACACGCAGTTGGATATCTTAAAACAACTACTCCATTTCCACCTCTGTTTGACCCAGAGCCGCCTCCGCCGCCGCCAAGTCCGTCAGTTCCAGCTTGTGAAATTTGTCCTTGAGAAGGGTGATTAGAGCCTTTTCCGCCGCCCCCGGATCCGCCCGTTCCGCCGCTATAACCTGGCCAGTAAGCAAATCCTCCGCCACCTCCAGCGTAAGTTGTACTTCCTCCTGTAATTGAGTTAGCAGTTCCGTTTCCACCGTTTCCACCGTTACCTAATCCGTTAAATGGTGGGTTTGAAGGTTGTGGAAGGGCTTGACCGTTTGCCCCATTTGAGCCAGAGGCTCCGCCTCCGCCACCTCCCCCTCCAGGGATATAAGTTTTTGTTCCACCGTTAGCACCTTGAGGTGGTGATACAGGTGGTGTATTTCCATTACCTACACCATTAGGTTGGTTCTGGCCGCAAGTTCCTCCTGCGCCTCCAGCTCCACCGTCTCGTGAAAGTGCTCTAGGATTACTTGCATAAGGATATGCTCCTTCAGCTTTTCCACCACCAGCAGATGTAATATTACCAACTGATGAGCAACCTCCAGCTCCGCCACATGCACTGGATGTAACACCAACTCCAACGGTAACTGTATTGACTGCACACTCTAATGTAATTTTAGTTCCTCCAGGAAAAGACGTACGCATTCCTCCGCCGCCCCCGCCTCCTGGGCCTGCTCCTCCGCCTGCTGCAACAATTAAATAATCTACATCAAGAGGTTCAACACTCCCTGTTGTAAATCCAAATCCTTTAGAGCCGGCAGCTCCAAAACTTCCTAGTAGTGGCATAATCTTTCTCCTCCTATTTTATTACGCAAACTGTGTTAGAGAAGCTAACGCTGTAAACGTAGCTGATCCAGTTTTTATTATAGTGTACGAATAAACATCTAAAGAGTTCGCGTTTCCAGCAGATGGAGCTGATCCACCTTGCCATTCTGGAGTAATAGAAGAACCATCAATAGTAACTGCACTGTTGTAATAAGGTGTACCACCTTGTTTTACAATGTGAGCAACAGTGATTGATTCACCTGTATCCATGATTGAATCTAAAGAGTTTGATCCATCACCTCTAATATTTAAAGTCCAGTTAGCTCCTGCATCAGTTGTTAAATTCCAAACTGCTTGTGTAAGCACGTCGTAGTTTAACGTTCCTGTAGCTGCTGTAGCTTCTGTTGTAACTTTTTCTGCAACACTTTGAATTTTACCTTGACCATTGAAAGTCGCTCTACCGATTCCTTTTGGTGTAAGATTCATATCAATATTAGTGTCGCCACCAGTTGCAGATAGTGCCGGAGCATTACCTGTAGCTGCGTTAGTTATTGAAAATTCGTTGACTGCTGAACCTGTTTTTACAAATTTAACGTATTCGTTATTTGAATCATCTTCAAGAGCACCGCCATTGTCGATAATAACATCGTTTCCATTTGTATCTAGTACAGCTGAAAGTTGTGGTGAGTAATCAGATGATAAATCTGTAAACGCTGTATCAACAACATTTGTTCCATCTGAATAAACCATCTTAGTGCCTTTGTCAGCTGCTGCCCAAGTTACTCCAGATCCTGAAGTAGTTTTGAACGTTACTGTGTAAGCACCAGTAGTTGCATTATCAATTATAAAAGTTTTTTCGATTGAATCAGGGATAGTTACGTTAACTGCTCCTCCGATTGTTCCAACTAATTTTATAACTGCATTTTTACCATTTGATAAAGCACCGTTAGAAAATGTTAGAGTCGCTCCAGAAGTAATTGCAACTGATTGAAATCCACCAATTGCTTGTTCTAGAATTAATAAGTTTGTATTAGTTATTTGTCCCCAAGTTCCCGAGTTT